GGAAAGATAACATTGGTATTGATAAATCAAGTTAAAGTATATAGTAGGGTGTGTTTCTTACCTGGAATTGGAGATACATATTGGGCTTTAACAAGAATGCCAGAATTGATAAAGCAATACAATTTAACCTCTCCAATAGATGTTTCAATTTTGAAAGTTAAGGAAGAAAGAGATAATAGGAGCATCCCTTTTTTGAGAATGTTTTCTTTTTTGAGTGTACGAAATGTTGAATTCATTACAGATGACAGGATATTTGAAAGGTTGTATTGGGGAGAAGATGAAGTTATTGAAAAGGGTGGAGTGTTATATATAGGATGTAATGGAATTTTGAGAAAAGGAAATAAGTTAGAGACAAAGGGAAAAGTAAACTGGTATCCTAAATCTTTCTTGAGTTTGAATGTTTTGGAAAGTGTAAAGGAAAAAGAAAAACAGTATGGAAAGTATATTGTTATATATCTCTCAGAAGATGGTATGTTTAGAGATTGGATGTTAAAGTTTCCCCTTGAAAAAATGGAGAAAGTTTTGAATGAGATGCGAAAACAATGTACTTTGGTATGGGTTGGGAAAGAATGGGACAAAGATAGTGAGTTTTATAGAATAGCTGAGCAAGATGTTAATTTGATAGGAAAAACTTCTTTTGAGGAGTTGACTTCTTTAATTTTAGGGTCTAAGATGGTGTTTGGATATTGTAGTGGACTAACATTTTTCAGTGTTTACTTAAGGAAGCCTACATATATTCTTTGGAGTTACTACTTTGAAAACCCTTCTTTCTTCTCTAATGCATTGCCTCCAGACAGTTTAAATAATTGGTATATTTATGATGTAGTTGATGGATTGGATGAACGGTATGTTATAAGTAGATGGAAAGAATTTTGGAAGAAGAGTTGTAGTAAAGAGGAAGTCAAACCCAAAGTTTCAGTGGTTACTGTATTAAAGTCCGGAGGGGAGTATGAAGTTCAGCATGTTAGTCGATTGTATGAGAATGTAAAGAAGTATTTAAAGATTCCGTTTGAATTTATCTGTTTAAGTGATGTAGAGATTAAAGTAGAAGGTATTAAAAGGATTCCATTGATTCATAATTATAAAGGATGGTGGAGTAAGATTGAAGTGTTTAGAAAAGGTATTACAAATACAATGATTACCTTGTATTTGGATATTGACACTGTTTTAGTCAAAGAAATCAATGAATTACCTATACCTACTTGTCCTTTAATGTTAAGAGATTTGGGAGGAAATGGATTGGAAACAGGGATCATGTTGTTTTTGTCAAATCAGTTAGTGGAAATATACAAGAACTTTGAATTTGGGCCAGAGAAAAGAGATGCTCAGTATGTTGAAAGAATTCTGAATGAGTTAGGGTATACTTATAAGTACATTCAAGACACATTTTCGGGAATTTATAGTTACAAGTATCACTGTAAAGAAGGCTTGCCAAAAGATGCTAAGATAGTGTGTTTTCATGGACATCCAAGGCCTTGGGAGGTTAATGAAGAATGGATGAAAGGAGATAAAAAATGAGAACAGAAGTAAGTTTGTTGCGTGAACTACTTGGGGTTTCTGATTCTGTTATCAGTGATTCTGAGTTAGTTAGATTTATTCAGACAGCATCTGGAATGATAGATTCTGTGTTTGATGGGACTGAAGGATACTCGGATGTTATGTTAGCAGAGATGGAGTGTTGGTTGGCGGCTCACATTGTAGCAAGTAGTAGGTTGAGGCAGGCTGTTTCAGAAAGAGTAGGAGATGTAAGTGTTTCTTATGCTAATTTAGGGGAAGGATTGGATAGCACGAGTTATGGAAGAATGTTGAAACAATTAGATGTATCAGGAAAGATTAGCAGAATAGGATTGAAAGCAGTAACATCAAAAGCAATAAAACAGTATGATAACTGATTTGATGGATAGGTTTTGTTTAGAAAAGTCTGTGTACTGGGAACCTTCTGGGTTAGATAATTATGGAATGAAAACATATTCTTCTCCTGTGGAAGTAAAAACAAGATGGGAGATGGGGATGCAAGAGGTGAAAAGAGCTGAAGGACAAGTAGAGGTGTCTACTGCTGTTGTGTATGTATTGCAAGAAATGAAAGTAGGAGGATATATATGGAAAGGAAGGTTAGAAGATTTAACTACTGACCAAAAAAGCAATCCTAAATTACTTAGAGATGTGTGTGAAATATTAGAGTATAACGAATTAACTTCTATCTACACAGATGGGGTTGTAAGAAAGGTGCTTGTAAGATGAGTAAACAAATATTAGGATATGAAAAAGTAATGATGAATTTGAATAAGCAAATAAAACAAATTCAAGGAAGGAGTTTGAATGGATTAATCCAAGCTGCTTCATATGTTAGATATTCTATGGATACACATGCTCCTTTAATTCCTGTAGATACAGGTAATTTAAGACAATCGTGGAGAATTGTTCCTTTTGAAAAAGGAGATAAATTTGGGGTTTTGATGGGATTCTCCGCAAACTATGCATTATTTGTTCATGAGAATGATAATGCTCATTTCCAAAGACCTGGAGCGGGTGCAAGATTTTTTGAAATAGCGTTAGATAGAGAAAAAGAAAAGATATTTCAAATAATTCAGAATAGTATAAAATGAATGTAGCGTTGGATTTGGCAACATATATTGCTCAAAAGTTTGCAGAATTGGTTTTGGGTACTAATCTTTTTGTAGGATTTGAGCCTGCCTATCCAGATAATTGTGTTACAGTGTACCCAATAATGTCAGATGTAAATGAGTATACATTAGATGGTACAGTTTTTATGAAAAATAGAATACAGATTAGAGTAAGAAATATTGTACATTCTAATGGATTGCAGTTGATTAATGATATAGCAGATAATGTTAGTATGGTTGGTCCTATAATTATCAATGGGACTAAGTATCAATTAATTCAAAGGATAGGTAATGTTTATAATATAGGAGTAGATGAAAAGATGCGAACTGTATTTATAGTTAATTGTGATATGGTAATTTAAAACAGGAGGTAAAAGTATGGCAATACTTGGATTTGGAACTAAGTTTCGCAGATGGAGCGGAACGAGTTGGCAGACAATAGCTAATGTAGTATCTATTGATGGACCTACGATGACCAGAGATACTGTAGATGTGACAAATTTGGATAGTATCTTGGGTTATAAGGAGTTTCTGGGAGGATTAAGAGATGGAGGGAGTATTTCTTTGACAATGCAGTTTCAAAGAACTTACTTTAACTATCTTAAAACAGACTTTGAAAATAGTAATACAGTGAATTACGAAATTGTCCTTCCGGATACTGACAAAACCAGTTTTGAATTTAAAGGACTTGTAACTAACCTTGGAATTTCTGTAGCGGTTTCAGATAGTGTAAAAGCTAACGTTACAATAAAAATCTCTTCCAAGGTAACTGTTAATAGTGGTACAGGTTCTGGTACTTAGTATTGATTGCTAATTGTTTAATTTAAAAAGAATGGGAGTATGAGCAAGTTATTAAAAAGAGAAGATCTTTTGAAAAAGAAGGAGTTAAAGATTGAGAAAGTAGAGTTGGAAGAAGGGTATGTTTATGTCAGGGAGATGACAGCGGCGGAAAGAGATACTTTTGAGAGGTTGTTGTATGTAGAGATAGAAGAAGGAGATGGTGTAAGATATGAACGAAATACAGCAAACTTTCGTTCTAAATTGGCTGTAATGACTATTTGTAATGAGAATGGAGAAAGGTTGTTGAAGGAAGAAGATTATGAAGCTTTTTCACAAGCCATCTCAGCCAAAGAAATGGAGTTGATAGTAAACAAAGCTCTATCTCTTAATCGAATGAAAAAGGAAGATGTAGAGAAAGAGATAAAAAACTAAGTAAGCGGCCAGGCAGAATATTTCTGTTCCGCCTGTGCCGCACCTTAGGTGTTCTGCATCCAGATATGTTGTTGCAACAATTAACATTGAGTCAGTTACAGGAGTGGGAAGCATATGATAAAATAGACCCTTTAGGAGAAGAGCGAATGGATTTACGATTTGCAATGTTGGAAAGTTTGATAATGAATTTGTTTCTTAGTGTTTTTGGAAAGGAAGGAACACAATTAACTACTCCAAAAGAATTTTTGCCTCGATTTTATGTTAATTTAGAGGAAGAGAAAGGTAAAAGTATCAAGAAGATTAAGGATATGTTAATGACATTTGCAGATAATCCTGAAGAAAAGGAGAAATAGTATGTCCAATATAGGAGAAATGTGGGCTTCATTAGGATTAGATACTTCGGAAGTACGAAAAGGAGTGAGGGACTTTGAGTCTCAGATGGGAAGGGTTAAATCTGAAGTATCAAATACTTCTGCTATTGTAGGAAGATTAGGGAGTGCAATAGGAATGGCCTTTGCTACTATTGGAGTAGGGGCTTTTGCGTCTTCTATAATTAAAGTAAGAAGTGAATTTGAAGCCACGGCTTCTTCTTTTAAAGTTATGTTGCAGAGTAAGGTATTGGCAGATGATTTAATGAGAAAGGCAACGGAATTTGCAATAGAATCTCCTTTTCAATTATCTGAAATTACAGCTGCTATAAAACAATTACTTGCTTATGGAAGTACCCAAGAGGAGGTTTTAAATGAGATGCAGCATTTGGGAGAGGTAGCGGCTGGATTAAATATATCGTTCACTGATATGGCTTATTTATATGGAACTCTTAGAACTCAAGGAAGGGCTTATTCACAAGATATTAGACAATTTACAACCCGTGGTGTTCCAATGTTGGAAGAATTAGCTAAAGTAATGGGTGTAAATAAGAAAGAAGTGATGGGATTAGTAGAAGAGGGTAAAATAGGATTTTCTGAAGTTCAAAAAGCTATCTTTAATATGTCCTCAGAAGGGGGTAAGTTTTTTGGATTGATGAAGGAGCAAATGGAAACTTTAGGAGGAAAAACAAGTAACTTTAAAGATGCATGGGATAATTTATTAGTTACTTTAGGAAATTCTTCTGCTTGGAAGACAGCTGTATCTTGGGTTACTAAATTGTTAGAAAAGGTAAATGAAGCTATAAAGCCAACTGATTTAGAAGCATTAATGGGTTGGGAACCAATTACTAAGGTAATTGATTCTGCTATGGATAATATATCTTCTAAATCATTAAAGACTTTAGATGATGTAAAAGGAGCTATTAAAGAAATAATTGTAAGTTATGAAGGATTAATTGATATTCAGCAAAAACAAATTAAACAATGGGAAGAGCAAGATAGGAAGATAGGAAAAAGTTATCATGAAAATGTTATTAAAAAGAGTGTTATAGAAATTGAAAGATACAGTCAGATTGTTTCTTTGTTACAGAAAAAGTTAAATGATGAAAACTGGTTAAAAACTAAGTTTTTAAAGGGGTTGATAGAACAAGAAGAAGCAGAAGAAGAGGCAAAGAA